TGCTTTCTTTTCACCCACACGCTTCTTCCAAGCAATGAGATGACTCATGTCTTTAGTTCCGCTGAGGATAGTTGTTACACTTGCTACTGGAGGGTGTCCTGGTGCTGCATATCTACGCTTACCATCTACTTCTACACGTTTTAGTTTTTCGTACTTGTACTTCTCTATAATTAAGCTCATACAATAACTATAACATCAAAGATCCGTTAAGTCAACCGCATTTTTGGCCATTTTTCCTACAGTATCACTAGGACGTCCTGGATTACCTTTGATCTTTTTTACATCATCTACTTCGCTGTTTTTGAATTCGATTTTGTCTTGATCAAAGTTTGTAACTAATTGTTGTAATTTAGGATCAGCATCATATGCTGCCTTGAATGTTTCATAGTCAAAGCTGCCGCGTCCTTGATTCTGCATAAATTTGTCTAGTTTAATCATAGATAAAGCGGCCACTCCGGCCGCTTTTTGTTGACGTAGTAAACGATAGATGTAGTTACTGTCTACGCCTTCACTTACTTTTTTTTTGAGTCTTTCATCTCGTTCATACAAGCTTCATACATTTCTTTTAGCTTGTCTTGATCGCAGTCCGAGAATTTTTTGCAGCACTCGGCTTTACTCATACCGTCTTTGCAGCATTTCATTACTGCTGCTTTTGACGGCATTTTACCTGCTGCTTCTCTAATACGCTTGCCTTTAGGAGTTGCTGACTCACGCTTTTCTCTGCCAGCTTCTTCTTCGCCTCCTGCTGCCGGATCTGCTGCACCGAAGTCGTCGTCCATGTCCATGTCCATGTCATCTGCAGGAGCGTCCATATCGTCAGTTGGCTCCATGTCCATATCATCGTCGCCCATTGTGTCCATTGGTTCAGCTTCACCCGTTAACATACCAACGCCTTGCGTTAAAGTTTCGCGTGTTGTCTCCATCACATTATACATTGCTTCTAATGCAGGCTTAACACTTGCTGTAAATGCTTCACTTTGTTCACTGCCCATTTCATCGCGAATAGCATCTGCAAGTTCTAGCATTGATTCAGTTTGCATTTCAGCAGTGTCTTCCATCCAACCTGTAACACGATCAACCATGTCCTTAGCTGCCATTACTAGTTCTGCTTTATCTTCTTCACCTTCATTAACTTGCTCAATAGCTTCGTCAATTGCAACTGTAACATCATCTCGCTCTGACAATGCAGCGTTAAGTACATCTAAAAACATTTTATTCTTAGCATAGGCTTTATTTTGCACAGCATCAAAGCTTTCAGTTGTTTCAACATTAAATACTTTTGTACGTAGCTTATTACGAGCGTCTTGAAGTTGCTCAGTAGTAAATTCATCAATATTAATTTTTGTGCCAAACTTCTGAGCTAGGCTTTCATTCAGTTTACGTGCTGTTACGTTTGTAAATTCTCTTAGGTTCATTGTATCTTTCCTAGTATGGTTGATTATTAGTATTTATCTTTAGTTAAAAATATACGCATCTAATTTCTTTTGTATAACAATTGTGTTGTGTAACGAAATATCTAACCGGTTCTGTCTTGTCGCTGCATAATGACTATCTTGACTTGATCTAATAGCGTTTTTATAAAATACTGCATCATTATAATGCTTTAATAACTCTTTGTCAAGATCTAAGATAGGCTCTAAATTATAGTTTTTTAAATATCTTTTAGCTAGAGCAATTGCAGTGTACTTAAAATTAGTCTTTGCTACGCTCTTATTTTCTTTTACATCAAGAACTATATAATCGTTATGTTTGGTTTTTCTAATAACACAATTTTTAATACGTATTGATTTGCCTGCTACATAAGGCAAATCAATATCAGACAGGCCCTGTTCAATAATTTCTTCAAGGTCTTTGAGAATTTTTTTAGATATCATTCTTAACCACCATAACGTTGTTATTGTACAATACTTTACTTAGTATACTTTTTCTTATTAGTTCATTAATAATGACTTGTTGTCGTTCATCAAAGCAAGACAATGGCATGAGGCCGTTAATTTCCTCTATCAGTGCCGATTGCTCGTTTGTTTTGTATATCTCAAAGTCTTGTATTAGGTTACTAATTTTCATATTCTAGATCTTCTTGCACCACGTCTTTTATGGGGTTTTATTCTTCTTTTTCCAGTGTTTAGTCTTTTTAACTTTTGACTAGCTGGGTTTGTTCTTTTGGTTCTACTGCGTTTTATATCAACAGTCTTGCCCTTTGACCGTCGTGTCTTTTTAAGGGTAACGCTTGCTTTTACATTCTTAGGAGCATTACATGTTGCGGCTTTGGCAACAATACGTCCTTTACGTGATCCGCTTGTGCAACGATACTTGCGAACAGTTTTGTTTCCTTTTTTGCCAAAAACTGTAGTAATACCTTCGGCTAAACTTTCACACTGACAGGGTTCTGCATAACAGTTTCCGCATACCCATTCTGTGATCAGTTCTGTAATTCGCATTACCGTCTCCGATTCATTGCTTGTACTCTACGGCTAGCCGGATTAATACGTTTGGTCTTCTTAGCTTTTCTTGCCATACGCTTACCTAATCTAGCCTTTGTACGTTTAAACGTAGCTCTTTTCTTAATATCAGGTGCAGCAAAGCATGCTGTTATTTTTGAAACAATACGATTTTTGCGGGGACCAGAGGAACAACGGTACTTACGAACAACCTTTTTGCCTGAACGGGCCCAAGTTTGTCCTTCGTCTAATTCTTCTTCAATGGGGTCAATAAAAAACTCACGTAATAACATATAGTTATTTATCGTGAGTAATATAGTTTAGGGAAAATTTATTAAGACAACAACTACTGTAGATAGTAATCCTGCAACAACTGTTCCTGCTGTACCAATTAGTACTTTTGTCATTGATGCTTGTCCGTTTTTTAGATCTGCGTGAATATCTCTAAGAGTGTTTTCGACAACATTCAAACGATTGTCAAGGTTGGCATATCGTAATGCGCACATGTCAACGTGTGCTTCAAGGTTAGTTTTTTCTAATGCTGTTGTGTCTTTAATATCAGACATTCAAATCTCCGTGTATGGTAAAGTAAACTCGTGGTTGGCCTTTTTGTGTTTTATTTGAATGCCTTGTGTATAGTTTTTTACAACTACAAAGTTATTTATCAATCATATCAAAAATAATATTGGTTTTCGCTTGATTTTGTGGAAGAAAAACATCATTTTCAAACTTTATAGTTTCATCTAGTCCAGAAATAAAAGGAATAAGATTAAAGTCATTATGTAATGTTTCTATGTCAAGTGCACTTTCGTAATCAATATCAAAAACAAATTCCCATACATTTTGTTTAGTTTTATATTCTTTTCCTAATCCTAGTTTACTTGGTATTTCTTTAACAACTGCTGGTGCACTAACATAAGTTGGATTTACCCGCAATCCTATAGTTTGTAAAACTGTTAAGAAATTTTGTTGTTGTTGAAACTCTTTATTATTACTACTAACTCTACGAGCGTTAGTTTCTGTAATATCAACTAAGGTGTATAATCTAAAACGCATACAGTATTTAAGTCATAAAAAAAGAGCCACTTAAAAAGTGACTCTTTAGTGTGACGCCTTCCGTTGTCACGATACCTAAGGTAGTTAGGATTTAGTCAGTGAACGTTGCAACTAATGCTGCTGTTACGCCTGTTACACCGCGGTAGTCTGCGCCAGGTGTTAGTACGCCTGTGCCTTGTACTGCAACGTGAGCAACGCCTGTTGATGTGTGATCAACACCTGCAATTGATACTGCATCGTCTGTGCCTTTTACGCCGCCAGCTGTCATTGCTTCTACTACTGCGTTAAGATCTGCAATTGCTGTTGTTGTGATTGCTGTTTTTGAAAGCGAGATAATGCGTGTTACTGGACCTAGTCCGTTACCTTCTACTACATTTACGCCGTTTACTTTTGTTACTGAAGCCATTTTATATTCTCCTATGATCTAATGGCAATACGTACCTCTTACGTATTGTATAAAGTATTTATCATTTCGATGATTTTTTATGGTTATATTAGCGTTTTTTAGCTCGTTGTTGTAGGGCTCTTAGCTGTTGTACAAACGCAGGGCCGCCTTGTACAATGTCATCTATTGCTTTAATTGCTGGCATGTATGCTTGAATCATGCTTGCAGATGCTGCTTTATTGTTCTTAGCTTGCTCTAAAAACTTCTTAGTCAATGCTAAATTACCTGTGCCAACTAGATAACGATATAGTGCTAATTCATCACCTGTAGTTGCAATATCAGGTGTAGATACAGTTGGTTCTGGATCTATAACACTTGCTTTCTCTAGGTCTTTAACTGCTGCAAACTTTTCAAAGTCTTCAATTATATCTGAGTTTCTTAGTTTAGCTCTAACAGCAAATATTAAACGTGTTGATACTAGACGCTTTTCTGCTTTAGTTAAACGAGGAAAGTTAGCTATATTCCTACGTATTGCTTTGTAATCTGTATTAGATATGTTAAGTGCGCCTTCGATTGCCATTAACATCTTTCCAGGAGTTATAGGATTAGCTCCTTGCGCTAATGCCCGAAGGTATCTATTAATAGCTGCAATTGGTAGCTTAGTATTCTTCTTAAGAAGTTTAGCCTTGTCCGGATCTTTAAGTTTATCCTGAGCACTATCATCCCCTACTAGGAAATAGATAAAGTTATATAGGTCAGTGCCCATTATACGATAAAATTTATAAAGATCAAAGCCAATAGTTTTCTTTGCGTATCGTTGTACATATCCTTTAAAGTCTGGATAGTTGCGCATCGTTTCAAATACTAAAAGCGTAAGGTACATACGTTCGCCACAGTCAGTATACGTTAGACGTTGTGAGCTGCCATTGTCTTTGGTCATGCGTGACTCGTGCAAGTCTTTTAAGAAAGAAAATGCAACTTCAGAGTCAGGAGTCATTTCATGACCACCTTCAATCTCTGCCCACTGTGCTGCTGTATACTTTTCAGACATTATTAGCCTTTAGCATACATTTTTGCATCGCGATCAATCTCGTCATCGCTTGGACCTTTGTCATCTAACTCGTCATCATCTTCTGGATCTGCTGACGGTTCAGGGTCGGGCATAGCAACTTTGCGGGCTTGTTTAGCTTTAGCCATAATGTCATCTAATTCATCTTTAGATACACCGGCTTTCTTAAGAGCTTCACCTGGAGTCTTTGCTTGTCCATCTGGTAATTCAGATAGCATAGTTCCTAGCATACTTGCTTTGTTCCATACTTCATCATCTGGCCATTTTACACCAGACTTTGGTTCTAGTGCGTTTGTAATCTGTTGTCCAAGTCTACGAACGCCGGCTAACTTTTCTGCATTAGGGTCGTAAATTGAACTTCTTGGACCTTCTGTTACTTCATTGATCTTCATATCTATTTCCTTTGGTTGTTTTTAATTTGGTTGCCATCTAGTACGTGGTACTAGTTTAGTTTTACTTCCAAGAGCCACGTAACCTTCGCCACCCTTCTCGCCTTTTGTTGTTGCCTTAACATCTGCATCAGCATCATCTAATTGATCTATGATATGATCCTTTACAGTCATAACTTGCTTTACAAGTCCAAACAATGCAGGTAGTGCTTTAGGATTACTTTTGCTTAGTTCTGCTAGTTTTGCTTGTTGTCCCTGACTTACTTTGCTTGTGCTTAGCCAATCAAAAAAGCCTGACTCTATATTCTTTAGCTGTTGTGTGCGTGTCATGTGATTAACATATGTATAGATAATCTGTGCAGGATTGCTTAGACCTTTTGCACCTTGTAAGAATGTATCAATTGCTTGTGCATGTTTGTCTGCGGCTGCTCTAATACTTTTAACTTCTGATGTATCAACTTTGGGTTGATGTGTTACATATGTTTGTCCTAACACAACAACATCTTTGTTGTTAAGTTCTTGTACATCTTTAAAAGGAGTTGCAGCCTTTGAACCAAATTCATCAAGTTTTGTGTGAACTACTACACCCACTTTTGAGTTCGCTATGCGCTCGCCGAGTGGGCCATTTGTGTCAACTGTGTACTTGACTAGATTTGGTTCAAATTCAACTGCGCCATCTGTTTTAGTAAATGGCTTGCGTGGACTGTATAATAAGTCACCGTAAACATATCCTCGGAAGCTAGGCGGAGTTGCAGACTTCATAAGTTCAAATACTTCTGCCATCTCTTCGCCGAAGTCTTTGCGCCAAGGCTCTTCTTCTACACCTTTGCCTGAGTTTTGTATAAAGCGTGATAGGTCTTGTGAACTTGTGCTTTTGTTACGTCCCCACCCGTTCTTACCTACTAAAACAAACTCACCGTTAGGTTCGCGTCCCCAATAGATAGTAGGGTTACCGTCCCACTTGATCGCAACGTCACCGCTATCAGTTCCTAGTTTGTCTAAGATGTCTGCTGCTTCTTGAGCGCCTTTGCTACCTTTGACAAACACAAGGTCTTCTAGATGTTGATACTCGCGTCCAACCTTAGCTGCTTCATAGAGATTTTCTCCAGTGTCTCTATCTTTGTCATCGCAGATACAAGGCTCAGTATGACACTTTTTACAGAACCAATTTTCTTTTAATACTTTAAACTCACCGTATCTCATTTTACAAAACTACCCGAAGACATAACAACACTGTTTAACAACGAACCGCTTAATTCTTTAATGCGATCAAGTTGCTTATCTTCTAGTGTAGCATATCCTGTTGGTGAAGACTCAGGTACTTCCTTACCTGCTTTTTCCATTGCTTCTTTCCACGGAGCAATTAGCTCTTCGTAGTTTGGATCGCTTTTTAATTTTGCAAGCATAGTTTCGACTGTGTGGGTATCTGCTTCTTTAGCACCTTTGCCCAATAATACCGGAGCAATTTTGTCCCATGTATCTGCAATTACCTTATCACCTTGCTCAGGATCAACTAAACCAAACTTAGGACTAAATTTTAGTCCGCGCCCTCTTGCAATAGCACTTAATAAAATTGCTCTATCTTTACCGCCAAACTGTGCTGTGCCGCCACGCTTGGCTCCACGCTGAAAGTTTGGATTATTTGTAAACATAAAGTCTGTTTGTACAAATCCATTTTTATCACTGCCTTTGATTGGTGTACGGAAGTGTACTTGGTCGCCTGCGTTGTGTATCCAACCGTCAGTCTTTTTACGACCCTGATTCATAATATCTTCTTCAGGTACACCTTGACTCTTAAGCCATGCACTTAGTTTAGCAATTAATTGTTCTTTGCTTACTTTATTTGCATCTGTGTTTAGATCTAAATCACCCGAGCTATTCTTTTCAAATGCTCCGTCTGGATCATTCTTCTTACCTGTTGTACCTAACCAATCTTCTTCATCAAAGGTTAGGCCTGTAATCTTTTCAATAAAGTCTATTGAGCCTTGCACATCAGCTGTTGCGATACGCTGTGTGATAGCGCCTTTATCTGTTTTGAATACGTTGCCGCCTTCTTTAAGAATCGTCATTGTTTTTGTTCTCTATAACTTTGTTAATACTGCGGCGAAATTTACGCGGGTCACCTGATTTAATACTATTAATAAATCTTCGCTCAAGTTCGGAAGCAGTTTCAATATCAAATTGTTCATGTATTCTACTCAAAAGATTAATCGAGCTTTCTATAATATTATTAGCAGTAGACTCGATCAGACGTTCGTTGTCACGGGTACCGTGAACGCTGTTAAGTTCTTCTAAAATTGATCTAGTACGTTTTTTCATTTTCTCTGTTCCTATGCAGTATTTAGTGTCTTAACACATATAAATATTAAAACATCGAACGGAGATAACAATGACAAGTAGTATTAACGACATTGACTTCCGAAAACGTGCTCTTTTGTTTGCTAAACTATCTAAGATATCTTATTATAACATCAAGGAAGCTAAAAAGCAAGCGAAAATTTTAGGGTTTTCAGAAGTAGAATTTTATAACAAAGATGGTGCCCAAGCGTATCGTTTTATGAATGACAAAGATCTAGTAATTGCATGTCGTGGTACACAGCCTACGCAATGGAATGACATTAGCGCAGATCTTAAAGCTATGCCTGTGGTTGCTGAAACGGTTAGTAGAGTACATAGCGGATTCAAAGCAGAAGTTGACGAGCTATGGCCAATGATAATGGCAGACATTATGTCAAAACAACCTAAGCAAAAACTTTGGTTTTGTGGACATAGTTTAGGTGCAGCTATGGCAACTATAATGGCTAGTCGCTGTCATTACAACACAAAAATACCTAACCCACAAGAACTTTACACATATGGTTCGCCTAGAGTAGGTTGGAAGGGTTATGTTGTACATTTAGGTGTCGTACACCATCGTTGGAAAAACAACAACGACATCGTTACTACTGTTCCGTATAAATGGATGGGCTACAAACATCACGGTCAAGAACATTATATAAATGCATTTGGTAATGTTCGTAATATTACAGGTTGGCAACGTGTTAAAGACAAGCTGCGTGGTAGATGGTTTGGACTTAGGCACGGACAGATTGATGCATTTAGTGATCATTCAATTGATCATTATATTACTTCGTTAGATATGTTTTCTAGAGGAAAAGAGTTCCCGCAACACCGCTAGTCTTTGCGTATCTTTTTATTATAAGAAATAGCTTGTTCAAGTATACTCAGCTCAACGTTATTGCGTTGGGCTGTTTTTACAAGTGCTGAAGTATCTTTAGGAAAACAATGTCCGCCAAAGCCTCGCTCTTGTGTTACTTGTGTATGACTGTTGCCTATACGTTCATCTTCGCTAACACTACGTCTAACATGATCAAAGTCAAGCCCAGTTGCATCACATAAATCATACATTTGATTGAAAAACGCAACCTTGGTAGCTAAGAATGTATTGCGGAAATATTTTGCAAGTATTAGTTCTCTTGGAGGACAATACCTAACATTTATTTTGCCCATTGCTGTGATGAATATCTCTGCCCAAGCTGACATGCTGTCACCGCCCATCAGCATTTCTTTTGTGTTAGCAAAATCTTCTAGTGCGGTTGCTGCACGTAAGAATTCTGGACTAAATGTAATATCGTGATCAGGAAAGGCATCTCTAAGCATGTCCCATCCTTCAAGACTAATTGTACTCTTTATTAGTATAGGCACATTAGGTGCATTGTCTAAAACTTCAAACACATTACTCATGTCACACCCGCCGCTTTCTGTAGGCGGTGTGCTTACACATACAATAATTGCATCTGCATGTCGTAGGTCTTCAAAGTAACCCTTGTCAGGATCACTAATTAAAATATCATAGTAGTCGTTAAGAGCATTATGATGCGCTTGTCCAACAAAACCATATCCTGCAATTCCTATTCTCATACAGTAATTATAGCATCGTTGTGCTGTAAGTCAAGAGAAAAGGCTGTGCCGTCGAACACAACCTTCCTTGTTTGTTACATTCCGTTTGGTAAAATTATGTAATGTATAGCAAGAACTAGTGCAACACTTGCACCCAATCCTACCATCATCTTACCAAAGTCTTTTGCTACTAACGGAAACACACTCTTGGTCTTTTGTTTACCATAGTATGTGGCCATTGCTAGTTCACGTCCTGCAAGTAGACCAACAAACACCCAAGTGGTGCTCATAGGTATGTCGTTTAGTTCTTTAAAGAAGTACAAGCACAACCAATAGAACAAGTCAATCAGTGTAGCACTACGTACATATCTTGTGTTGTGCTTTTCCAATACAATCTGTTGTATCTTGCCTCCACGCTCTCTAAACATAAAGAACATGCCTGCTACAAAAACAAAACTAATTAAGAACATTAAGTCTACAGGAATTACACGTGGTAGGAATACAGCTATGTTTGCCATGTCATGACTAAGCCATGTCCACCACAAGCCGCCAGTTGCTACCCATTGTGCAATGCGCCAAAACTTTTTGTTGCTTTCACTTACAGGTTGTGTTTCATCAAACCAATTGTTTGCATACTTTGTAATAGCAAACCATACCATGTATGCAAAGCCTGCCGCAACACCATAGCCCATAATTGATTTCATAAGCATTTTCTCTAGTACAAATGTACTTGCAAATACACTTAATACTAGGAAACTAGTTGACACTGGTACACCTAAGCGTGTAAGTGCAACTAAGATAGCAGGTGCCGCCGCATGGTACCATTGTACTTCTTGCCACGGTATTTTATTCAACCTACCATATGATATGTCGCCTCCGTTAACTGTCCAACCATACCATAGTGTAGCTAACAGTACAGCGGATGCCGCCGCCCATAGAGTTTTATAGTTGAATCTCTCATTGTTTGATGCCATCCATGTACCGAGAGTTTGTACTGAATCATTTGCGATAACCGCATAAGCGGCAAATAGGAACCCGGTCAGGCTCCATAAGGTGAGTGCGTCCATTGTTTTCTCCTCTGCTTGATGTCTTTACCACATCGCTCACATAGTCAAGAAGGCTCGACGTTGCCTTCGTGTTTATAGTACTACAGGTTTGTTGTACTGTCAATATTTAATTGAATAATGATTACAAACAGATTACACTTGTGCTATTAACTACACACATATCGTGTATGCATATAATACATACCAAAACGCTCAGTTATGCGGCTTGCGCATGATAAATAAAAGCGTTACGATTAGTAATGGTTGACATACACCCTGTAAGATGCTATTATATACAAACGTAACAAAGAGCGGCTTCAGCTCAGAAAAAATGAATGGCACTGGGAAAGACTAGGGCGTGTCTTACGCCATACAACAGACTGCACAGCTGGGGAAGTTCCAGGGTTGGTTGATTCCTAAAATCACACACACATATATACAAAGGAGAATGTAGCAATGACTACGTTGACAATAGCGGCTGGTTATAGCCTTTCAGGAGTAGCGAACTGGATCAAAAAAATAAACGCTAAAATGGCACACAGAAGAGCTGTGCGTCAAGCAGTAAAAGACCTTTCATCACTATCAGACTATGAACTAAATGACATTGGTATTTCCCGTGGAGATATCCGTGCTGTTGCTAATGGTGATATCACTATGAAAAGAGGTATCCAAGTCCACACAGATGCTAACACAAACCTCAAGGGGTGGGTGTAATGGAAGCTGTAGGTGAGACAACCATTAAAATTAATCCTTTCAAAGCAATTGGTAAAACAATTGTTGCAATTTGGATTGGCTTCATTGCATTTGGCGAGTCAGCAGGCAGAGCAAGAGCTGCCGCTGAATTAAGTCGTCAAGGCTTTCACAAAGAAGCAAAAGCATTAATGTTGGATAAACGCTAATGTGGAAACGTTTTATTAAAGCAATGGAATACAGAAGTTATTGTATGGCAATTAGAGAATTGCGTACAAAAGGTTTGTACAAAGAAGCTCAAAGAATTTCTGAGTTCAAACACAACATGTATAAAACATCATAGGAGTTAAAAATGAATAGGTTAAAAAATGCAATTAAGAATTGCGATGGACAATTTTGCGATCAGATTATGGAAGCGGCGCTTGCTATAACTGTATTCAGCATTATGTTTATATCTATTGCGCAAATGACTGCGTAGTAATATGACGCTGGTCCACTACAAGCCAACCTCTACGTCTGACTATTTTGCATACGGCTTTACTAAAAGTATGCGATGGTTTGCGGATACGTTCTTCCGCAAGCGTTATGGACATAGAGCAGTTGTATTAGAAACAGTAGCCGCAGTGCCAGGAATGGTAGGCGGCATGTGGACGCATCTTAGAAGTTTGCGTAAACTACGCCCTGGATATGGGCCACTAATCCGTACCCTACTAGCAGAAGCAGAAAATGAACGTATGCATTTAATGACGTTCATTGAAATTGCAAAGCCTAATTGGTTTGAAAGACTGCTCATACTGGTTGCACAAGTTATATTCTGGCATGTATACTTTATAGTATTTCTTATATCGCCATCTACTGCACACAGAATAGTAGGTTACTTTGAAGAAGAAGCTGTGTATTCGTACACAGAATATCTTAATGAGCTTGACGAAGGGCGCATTGAGAATGTTCCTGCACCTAGAATTGCAATTACGTATTGGAACTTAGCAGATGATGCTAGGTTGCGTGATGTAATTCTAGCTGTTAGAGATGACGAAGCAGGACATAGAGATGTTAATCATTATATTGCTACATACGGCAATGTAAAGGTTGACAAATACTAAATAATACGTTATATTAATAACACTACACACAGACACACAAGGAGAAATATTATGTCAGTAGATACAAAGTACGGCGAAGCCATCTTTAAACAAACACAGGAAGTTGCTGAAATGTTCAAAGCAGCAATGCCCAAAATTACAACAAATAAAAATGGTTATGAGATTCGTACCAAAGTGCTAGAAATGGCGCAGAACAATATTTGGAACGACTATCATGCAAAACTAGGACAGTTTGAAACAACTGTTGCTAAGGACGGCGACGAAGTTGTAACAACTGTTGCACTTCCAGAAGTGCCTGGTGCTGATGCTGTATTAGAAGCGGCTGAAAAGTTTTACGAGT